TGGCATAAGACTGCACTCCTAATACAATCACACGATTGAACATAAATTCTGTAAAGGTGTGTGCAAGAACTCCTGACCTAGGGTGCAGAAATTCATAGGGGTGTGCAAAGCCTTACAGTAGAATATTNTAACGTATAAATGAAATTTTACAAGGGAACGATGTAGATGTAGATTGATTACGACTGGAGGCTGGAGTCCAGAATTAAAGAGCTATGCTCCGCTCTGTGCCGTCTTTCAAGATAAAAACAAAGTTATGATTAGAAGATTCCTGTACAATTACTTTATCAACTAAACTGAGCCAGAGGTTTTCATTAAAGTCCATTTTTTCCCATTTGAGTTGACCTAATGATTCTATGAAATGCTGGCAAGAGAAGCGGCGTTTCTTCATGTTCTCTATGCGTTCTTTTAAACTTTTTGATTCCGTAACTTTCGTCTCATAATCACGAATCAACGTTTCATATGCAGCAAGCTCTTCTTCATTATCGCTGGCACGTTTGGCTCGTTTTGCGAGTTGCTCTTCAAGCTGTGTATAAAGCACATCAATACATTTTTGAAGGCTGTCTTGTTCTTGTTCAAGGGAAGTCGGATCTAGGACCTTCGCAATAATGTTTTTTGTTGTTATCACGATAGTTTCTTTATCGTAAATCAATTCGCTTACCATTCTTATAAAAGCAGCCTGTATTTCATCCTCTAGAAGGTGCGGGGTATGGCAAACCTCATTGCCTACATATTTTTTGCCACATTGCCAAACGTAGCGCTTATACTTTGAGTTTGAATGCCAGACTTTCCTGGTAAAAGGTTCCCCGCAGGAAGCACAGATGATTCTTCCAGAGAAGAAATTTACAGAGGAACCACTTTGTTTGCTCTTGTTTCTGCATTCAATTTCATGCTGAACCAGGTCAAAAATTTCATCATTCACAATCGCTTCATGGCTGTTAGTCACATAATATTGAGGCACTTCGCCTTCATTGATTTTTTGTTTCTTAGTCAAGAAGTCAACAATGAAACTCTTTTGTAAGAGGGCGTCACCTTTATACTTCTCGTTTTGTAGGATGCTTTTAATCGTGGAACTTGACCATTTCGTCTTTCCACGGGGCGTTTTAATACCTTCTCGAGTCAGACTCCTTGCAATTCCGTTATAGGTTTGTCCCTGAAGAAACTCCCGATAGATGCGGCGCACAATTGCTGCTTCCTCTGGAATAACTTCCGGCTTGCCGTCTTCGCCTTTTCTAAATCCTAAGAAAGATTTATACGGCATAGATACTTTGCCGTCAGCGAATCGTTTGCGTTGTCCCCATGTAACATTTTCGGAAATGGATCGGCTTTCCTCCTGTGCCAAAGAACTCATGATCGTAATCAGCAATTCTCCCTTTGCATCATCTGTCCAAATATTCTCTTTCTCAAAAAATATGGTCACTCCATATTCTTTCAGTTTTCTGACATTGGAAAGTGTATCAACAGTATTTCTGGCAAAACGTGATACGGACTTTGTAAGGATTAAATCAATTTTCCCGGCTAAGGCATCTTGAATCATCTGTTGGAAGCCCTCACGCTTTTTTGTCATAAGGCCTGAAATACCTTCATCCGTGTAGACCTTCACAAATTCCCAGTCAGGGTTTTCTTGAATATATTTTGTGTAATAATCAATTTGTGCATCGTAGCTGTTGAGCTGTTCATCTTCATCAGTAGAGACTCTGGCATAAGCAGCAACCCGACGCTTTTTAGGTTTCAGTTCTGCTTGAAACTTACTCTTCCGTATTTTCTTTGGAGGAATGACGGTAACTGTTTTAACTTCCACGACGTTCATGCCTTTCTTTTGTTTTCTGTGCCGCTGTAGCTCTCATCTCTTTGGTCCAACTTTCACTGCGGCTTCTGTCTGCCCAAAACACTTCCTGGCTGCTATGATCGACAAATTCAAAGATGAGACGATTCCCGTTATATGCCGTGATAGAAAGGACTTTCGCTTCAAAGACTGTTTCATCAAAAACATCCAGACCTAAGACCTGAGCAGAGATATCAATGAGCGTTGATTCTGGTATCTGTTTTGAACAACAACCTCGAAGGCCGTCTCTCTTATAGATACGACAAATCCATTTGTATATGCCACGGTCATATTTGCGGTTAAACTTTGCACTGCATTCTCCACAAATCACTTTTCCTGAAAAAGCAGTCTTTGTTCGCACACGATGGTGATGGCATCTGGATGATTTTTGCTTCTGTGCCTCATCAAACAATTCTTGAGAAACAATCGCCTCGTGGCTATTTTCAACATAGTACATAGGCAATTCACCATTATTTCTAACTTGTTTTTTCGATAAGTAGTCTGTCACGAATGTTTTTTGAAGCAAAGCATTACCTGTATAAAAGACGTTATCCAAAATTTGGTTGATACGATTGGTTTGCCATTTGGCTCCGGATAGCGTTTTAATCTCTCGCTGATTAAGATCCCTGCAAATTGCACTAGGTAAATCACCTGCAGCAATTCTGGTAAAAATTTCTTGAACAATTTCAGACTCTTCAGGGATAATGATTGCTTCTCCGAGAACAATATTGTAACCATAAACTCTTCTCAGTTGAGCAAGTTTTCCTTCTTTATAACTTTTACGAACCGCCCACTTGACGTTATCGGAATTCGATTTGCTTTCGGCTTGAGCAAAGGAAGCAAGCAGTGTGAGCATCAACTCGCCGTCACTTGACATCGTGTTAATATTTTCTCGTTCAAAAAGAACAACAATACCAAGTTCTCTTAGTTCACGAATCACATTCAAAAGATCAACGGTGTTCCTGGCAAAACGAGCGATGGCTTTTGTTAGGATGATGTCTACTTGTCCCGCTCTGCAGGCTCTGATTAATGCTTCAAAACCCGGTCTCTTCTTCGTTGTTCCAGTCTTAGCACTGTCAGAAAAGATACCTGCAAACTTCCAAGTAGGATTGGCAAGTATTCGGCTACGATAGTAATCAATTTGTGCTTTTAGTGAGTGTAGCTGTTCTTCCTTCCCAGTCGACACTCTTGCATACGCTGCTACTTTGCTACGCTCAATAGCATCCGGTTTTTTTACAGGAATTTTGATAATATCCAAAGTACGAGCTCTCCTTTCCGCTTACATGTTTGCTCTAAAAGGCTTTATTATCCAGTCAATTCGAAGCAATAAACCGTTAAGTTTTCTTGTGCTTCATAGCTTTTTATCGACATTGTTCACAACCTCCAAACCGGTGATAGGCGGAGCAAACTGGTGAAGGAGCTCTCGTTTTACCTTGATGAATTCTGGCTCGGTTAGTAAGCCCTTTCTAAAAAAGATAGAACAAAGATAAAGGGCAAGTTGATAATTCTGTTCTTTTTCCCAAGATTTATTCACAGCCATCACCAGCAAAGCGAAATTTGATGTAACAGCTATGCGAACAGAATTTTCTCTCTTTGCGTCCTTTAAATTTCTTGCCACAGTACAAACAGACTTTTTCGTGGCCAGCACGCTTTAATCGACGTTCTTTTTGCCACCATGCTTGACGACAACTATCAGAACAGAAGCGCTTGACCTTGCATCCAGGCATCTGTTTTATAGATTCACCACAATTAGGGCAGACACGATTGATAAGCTTTATCGTCGGTACGTAATCAGCACCCAGTCCATTTCTTTGACAAAAGGACTTTACCGTGTTGAGTGAAATATTATATCGGGTGCTGATTTCGCGGTAGCTAAGGCCTCTGTCACGACCTTGCCTTATTTTTTGTTGCTGTCCCATATTTCCACCTCCTGCTATAAGCCAGGAGAGGAAGCAAAATCGGACGCAAATAAAAAAGCCCTGTAGTCCAAACTTCAGTAGCTTGAACCACAGGGCAAATTTTGTGCTTAGATTTTCTTCACTCCGTCCAGAGGAACCCAGGATGCAATGCCGTCCGGCCAGCCGAGCAGGACTTTGTCCTTTTCAATCTGTGAGACGGTATGCGTCCGCTCCTTGACCCAGCCGGGGATAGTCTCTCCGGTTGCATAACGAGAAGCCGTGATTTTTACTTTGTCACCCACCTTCAGAAAGGCTGACACAGGAAGTTTCAGCTTCTGCCCGGCATAGATGACATTCGAGGTCAGGCCATTTAAGAGCTTGATTTCCGGATAGCGGCTGCCGTCACCGAGATAAGTTTTAGCAATCTTCCAGAGACTGTCGCCGCTCTTGACGATATGAACCTGTCCGGTTTCGGAAGGCTGTAAAGCTTCTTCCCTTGGATAAATCTTCGTGCCGTTCTCGGCAAAAACGAAGTAGCCTTTGTTCTCGTCAGCTTTTTTCTTAGCATTGGCGAGCACCTTATACGCACCGAGCTGACTTTTCTTATCTGCCCAGGACTTGCGCACCCGGTAGTAACCTTCTGTGAGCTTTGCCGGATGACCCTCGCTTGGAGCAGGCTTAGGCTTTTCCCCGCTTCCAGCCGTACCCATCAGGGCTTTCACTTCACGCCTGAAATCATCCATGCTCTTTCCAAAGCGAGAGAACCAGTGCCGTGGGTCGCCGTGATTGGAAGCAATCCCGCGCTGATGTCCCTCATAGTGGCCGATGATTACGCCGTCCTTCATGGGATCGAGTTTGTACAGTTTACAGAGATACGCGCAAAGCTCCGCCGCTTCTTTCCAGACAGCCTTCAGATAGCTTTCGTCATTCAGACCATCTTCGCAGATCTCAAAGCTGGTGTGGGTATTGTTCGCCGCACCGCCGGCGTGCCAGCCCCGGTGATCCCAGGGAAGCGTCTGGTAGGTGGCGATTGTGCCATCCTGTAGCTTCCCGATAAATCCATGTACACAGACTTGTCTGTCCATCGGCTGATTCCAGTGGTTATTGTATTGATTCTTCCCGAGCTTACCGTCATCAGGGCCGACGTAGCGTTTCAAGTAGGGATTGTTTGCACCCGTCGAGTGCACCATAATGCCCTGCACTTTAATCTTTTGTCCTGCCTTGTAGCAGGCGTTTTCCGTGAAAATCAGTTTATTCAGATTCATCTTTGTCCTCCTCATTAATTGCTTCCAGCATATTTTTCAGAGCCTTTGGAATCGGCAGTCCCAGATGCGCCGCATTTTCCAGAATGGAAATGCCCTCGTTAGAGAGATAGAAAAAGATGACGGCGGTTCTGATGGCGCTGCCGTCTTTTAGAACAGCGGTGTCGAGGATGTTCCCGATACCGACCAGTGTGAAGATCAAGACCTTTCTAGCGATTCCTTTAAAACCAACTTTGCTGGAGAGCTGTTTGTCTTCAATGGCGCAAAGAACGCCTGTGATGTAGTCCACTGCAACAAAGGCAATCAGTGCAAAAAGAAAGCCGTCCAGCCCTCCGATAAACCAGCCGACAGCTCCTCCTACAGCGGTAAATGCCGCCTGAATGGTATTCCAGATGTGTTTCATGTTGAAATCCTCCTTCCAAATAAAAAATGCCTGCACATGGGCAGACACTTTCTTTCCGTGATTAATATTTATTTGTTTAGTTTTGCTTCGGCAGCCAGTCCCAGAGCCTTAAGTCCTCTTGGCCTAGTGACCACATACACGTTCCTCGAAGTTTCCAGCGATAGGCCGCCTCGTTCATCCAGTAGATGATGCTGTCCACATCCTGGTAGTAGAGGATGGAAAAACCATCCGAGTCGCCAAGAAACAGCCGTGATATCCAGACGTTGATATCCCTCGGGATAATCTTTACCGGATAGTCGTGTCCGCAGATGAGATTCAAAAGGCCGGAGTGAAAGAACTCATAATCCAGAGAAATCTCCTCCGTCCTGGTCTCGTGCTCCTCGATATCGGAATTGACTGTAAAAACCTGAAACTCCTCATCCCAAGTAACGCCCGTCCGATTGATCCGCCCAAAGCTCGTAAAGCTTCCGTCCGGCATCTCTACATCAAAGCGTTCATAGGGTTCGTAGGTATAGGCATCACCGACCCGAAAGAGCTGGCAGTGGACAGGGCTGTCCGAGCGAATTCCGGTAAAGCCGCCCGGATCAGATACAGCCGACTGAAACCGCAGCGACTTCGATGCGCCCGAATAGACTCGGACGTTATTTCCACGCTTTCGCATCTCAATCGTGTAGACATAAGGAGACGCCCTGATCTCTGCTTCCGACGTCTTTTCAAAAGAGGTCGCAAAGGAATCTTTAAGGACAGAGCCTTCATACAGTTCCACAGCCTGTGCATCATAGTTAAAGCAGCAGAAGAGATCCCCAAGGAAAATACCTGCCCTGCCTGTAAAGCTTTCAGGAAAAATCATCTGCGCCCGAAGGTGGAGGTCCGTGAAAGACCCATACTTCAAGGCAAGCCGTCCGTAGCCTTCAAGCTGCGAATACGGTCTGTAGCTATCTTCCTCGTCCTGCCAGACGGACCACTCGCCATCAAGCACCGCCCAGTAAGAATCAGGCAGCGGTGGGTCATCTCTGAAATCCTCATACCAGATAAGAGCAGAGTCTGCCTTTCTTCTAAGCATTTCAAAGGTCAGCTTAAAGCCTTCTCTTGGCCTTAGCATCACACCGTTGATATCTTTGAATTTTCTCGGTGAGAGCAGGTAGTCTGCTGCGCCGCAGACCGTACTTTCCGTAAAGCTTCGGCAAACCTTAAAGCCATAAACCTGAACGCCCGGTGCGGAGACGGATACTGTCAGAGTATGCGAGCCTGCCGAAAGCGACACGCCACTCCATGCCTTTTTCCAAAAGGTCGTCCGCCAATAAGGCCACCAGAGCCGACTTTCCTCATAAAGCTGACTTGCACCGTCAAGCGAAAGATAAAGGCTGTTTTTATCCCAAAAGGGAAAGCCAATATTCACCGCGATGTCATAGACGCCCGATTCTTCCACCGTAAAGTTATAAGCAGCGCTTCCGCTATCACCCAGCGTCACTATTTTTTCAGAGACGGAAACCACACCCGAATAACTGTCCGGCATGGCATTTCGCTCCACGATGATGCCGTCAAATTCTTTCTTTTGCATCTTACCGTAGGACGTAAGGTAGCGTCTTCTCTTGTACACCTCGCCCATCAGAGGGTAGGCAAAACTTTCGGCATCCCGACCTTCCATGTAGTCGTAGACATGCGGCAGTGCCCAGGGCACTTTGTTGTAGTCATCCCAGTAGGCGGCAATCGGTATCTGAGGGGACGGCGGGTCCGTCTCCTTAAACTGATAAAAGCCCGTCATCCAGTTTTTTGCACCGTAATAGGTATGCGATACACCTCGGTAATATTCCCCTAAGTTTTCCGGTGTATCGTAAATCTGCCAGTTCCAGCCATAGGCGGGAATGCCGAGATAAATTTTGCCGGGCGGCATGACAGCAGCGGCATACTCGTAGATACCCTCCAGCCAATCTCTGGGAGACACAGGACCCGGAGCAGAACCCGCCCAAGCCATGCCGTAGCTCATGATGGATGCCGTATCGCAATATGGAGCGAGGTCAGCATAAACGCACCAGTTCTCGCCACCGACCGAACCATCCACCGAGGTCATGCCGGGAAGACAGATATTAACCCGTTTTGCGGCATTGTAGTTTTTCACCGTCCGGTAGATGTTTTGAAACATCGCTGTTGACTTTGGCGCAGTGGAATAATCACCGCCGCCTTCCAGGTCAATGTCCACACCGTCACACCAGGGATATTTCTCCATGATGCGGACAAGCTCAGATAAAAACATATCCTGCGCACCGTTTGTATTTTCACGGATGGCACGGAAGATGGAGTTATAGCCGTCGTTAGCTACGGTTAAAAGCCAGCGGATATGCGGCCATTTATTGACATAGGTCATCATGTCAGAGATGGCCACACCTGTTTCATAGATTTCACCCGTAGCTTTAACTTTAAAAGAAAAAAGACCGATCTGACTAATACGGTCTCCATACTTTTGCAGTGCTTCCCACATGCGGGCATTGCCCATGAAGGTCCAAACCATGACCTCACGGCCCTTTA